TAATTCAGTACAAGAACTTGCAACACTAGGAGAAATTGTACCTTTAATATTTACAAAACAAGAAACTGAAGTTGTAGGAGGTGATAGATTATATTATGGCGGTATTCGTGTTAATACTAGGCTTTTATGGTCACAAATGTTAAGCCTTGGTTCGGGGCAACAGTTAAAAGCTTTATTTATGATTGGTCTTGGTAATCTAGCATTTAAACCTGACTTTGCAGGTTATGCGATAGGAGATTTATTACTTAAAAATTATCTACATAAAAAATTAGCTTTATATGTAAGGACAAAAGGTGGCAGACCAGTAGAAGGAACTAATCCTGAAATCGGTAATTTTAAATATACAGAAGGAACATTAGATAGAGAACGTAGTCGACCACAAAATTCAGGTGAAACTCATGGTCCTCCTTTTAACGATATTATTGCAGTTGATTGGGATCAAGGTGAAGGAGAAACAGATACTATTGTAAGCGGAACGAGATCACCTAATACGCAAGTGCAGTTTGGTGTTTATTCACCAATGCCTAATAGTATGAGATATAGACTTCCTTATGAATTAGTTTTAAAACAAAAAAATTTAACACCTGCTAACCAAGATGATATAGATGTAAAAAGGAACAAATTAAGAACTGATTTTCCTAGATATGCTGCAATAGTAAAATATGATAGTAGCGGAGAAGATAACACCAGCCATAAAGTTGAAAAAAACAAAGATATACAATATACGATTGCAGATTTTGATCCTGAGATAGAATACCAATCTGCTGACAAATTTGAGCCTTGGGGTGTAGAGGATGTTAAATCTGCTGTTGATGCATCAAGAGAAGAAGCAGATGATGCTATTCAAATTGGTGAATCTTATTTAATAGGATCTGCTTTAGCTGTTTGTGTTAATAAAGAAAGACCAATGTGGACTCCAAGACATTATCAAGATTGCTTTTTTAGAGTAGATGAACCTGGAGAAATTGACATACGAGGTGGTGCAGCAGGGTTAAAAGGTGCTCATAAAGGTTATCAGTTATTAACAATACAAAAATGTGCCATAGGAACTATTAGTAATAGCAAAGCGTGTGATGTAACAGAAATAGGTTTGAAGTCAAAAGTTTTTAAGCAGGTAACAAGTTTTCCTAATGTAAATAGCCATCCTGGTGCTGTTGGTACGAATACAGTAAATGCTGACACAACAGATGGAGTTGTACAAAGATACCAAGATAATGACGGAAGCATATCTCTTGGTGGAATGAGTAAATATCTTAATAGATACAGTTTTTTCAGATTACAGGCAAGAGAAGCTGGTATTGAAGATGAAGATTGGAGTTATATAGATGGTACGATTCCTTTTGGTATTAAAGGTAATTCACCACAACCACAATATAATTTTATCAGAATTAATCATTATAGTAATCCTCGAAAAGAATTTGAATTTAGATTTATACCTTTTCCAGGTAATGTAGTAAAAAGAGATTTTGTCGATCAAAGACCTGTCAGAATGTTAAGTGCTTCTGGCGAATTATTAAGTTACGAAGCAAAACCTAAAGGACAAAAATACGATATATTTTTCAAAGGATCTTTTAAAACTTTAAGAAGTGGTGATGTTTCAAATACAGAGTGGTTTTTAGGTGATTTACCAACTGATACAGATGGAGGAAAAATTAATAATTTGCTTACAAATACCGATGGATTTATACCAAGGACTACAAGATGGATAGAAGTAGATAGAAGAGTACCTACAGAGGATGAACTAACACGAAGTGTACACACTGCAATGGTTAGATATCAACATAATACTGAAGGTAGTAGTTGGCAATGGGGAAATCAAAAAAGAAGTCCTTACTGGAATGAATATATCGGCAATAGAAACAGAGCAATAAATGATCCTTTAAGAAAGGGTTCTGATATTACAATAGATCCTTATGTTCAGCCATATATAGATCGTGATGATGGATTTAGATATGGGGTTGGACCTTTTGTTGTCGAACAACCAAGAAGAAGAAAACCTTTAGCTAGAGGAATTTATTATGGGATGATTAAGTATGAGATGAAAGAGGCTGATGTAGAACCAGTTATTCATACAGATATTGCGACTTCAACAAATTCTAAAAACGGTTCAGGCTTGACTGTAGATATTAAAGTTTATTTAAAACCAGGGACTAACGATTATGCTGGTGCGACATGGGAAATAAATAAAAGAGGTAGTGGTTATTTAGATACTGATACTATAAGTATTCCAGCTACAGGTAATGCCTCATCAGATTTTCCAGGGTTAAATAATATTGATATTGTCACTGATTTTAGTGAGTTTGTATCAGGAGATAATGCAGAACCTTGGCCTGAAGGTAAAAACTTAAATCCTTTTGATGCGATTGCAGATTATTACCAATATGACGCAGAACGTAGTAGCCATCAAGACGCCCCAGAACATGAAATTGTTTATGTGAACGAGCAAAGTAGTGCTACTAATAAACCTACTTATGAATTTGAACAAGCTGGTATTGCTAACGTTGCGTTACGTTTAAACAGTTCTATTGAATGGAATAGTTTTTCACAGTTTTCTGTATATATCAAACAAGGTATAGAAGTTGAAAATATAGCCAGAGACAGACTGATATATGGGCCAACCAATCTATTTCCCGAAATAGTTTATGCTTTATTAACTGAAGAAAAATTTGGACTTGCTGATCTTATTGGTTTTCCATCTGTTGATAAAGAAAGAATGATAATTGCAGCTAAATTTTGTGAAGCTAATAATTTTTATTGGGATGGTGTAATTACTGACAAACAAAATATAAGAGACTTTATATATCAAAATGCAGTATTTAATTTATTAGATTTTACAATTATTGGTGGTAAATTTTCACTTTATCCGTCTGTGCCCTTTAGTTCAGATTTTAAAATTAACAAAGATAAAGTAATTAAAAAAGAAATAAGAGCATTATTTACAGATGGAAATACACGAAATCTTAAAGTTAGTTTTTTATCTCCTGAAGAGCGTCAAAATTTTATTGGTACTGTTTATTACAGAAAAGAAATACCAAATGGATTTTCTGAAACATTATCAAAAACTTTTACTATCCGTAATGATGACGAAAATTTTATAGAAGAAAAATTCCCTATAGAAGTCTTTGATATGTCCGATTTTTGTACCAATGAAGATCATGCTAAAGAATTTTTACAACACGCTTTGATGGTAAGAAATAAAGTAGATCATGCCATTAAGTTTGAAACTACACCACAAGCTGCGTTAGGTTTAAAACCTGGTGATTATATAAGATTTATTTCAGAAGCTACTCATACCAGTAGATTTGAAAATGGTGTTATTTCTACTAATGGCTTTGTACAAAGTGTTGGTAATAATAGTTTAAGCAATGTAAACATTTATCACTGGAAACCAGGAACACAAGAAGTTAAAGAGGCTGTTTTAAATGTAGTAAATGGTAAAACCACAGCTTCTAATTTATATGGATCGGTATTTACAGTAAAACAAACAACTGAATCTAATAGGTTATATAAAACTGAATCTATTACATATACGGATGAAGGATTAATAGAAGTATCAGCAAGTCATGCACCTCTTTTATCTGATGGAACTCTTGCTACAATACATTATAATGACTCAGATTTTAGAGCTTTATAATGACAGTAGACATAAATTTTCCTAATATAAAACCTTCATCAAGAAGTTTTACACCTGGAACGTATCCACAAACAGAATTTATTGCACAGAATGGTGCTAAAACTGTTATTAGATATGGTGATAAACAAGTAAATGCAAAATTAACATTAAATTTTACAAATATTTTAGACTCACAAGCTTTTCAAATTTTAGAAAATTATAGGCAAGTAAATTCTGAATATAATTATGTAAGTTTTAATCAAAACTCTGGTTTAACAGGCATTGGAGGAACTGGGCATACAATGCCAGATGGATCGTTAGGAAATCTTGCTGCATACTTTGATGCTGTTCCTTTAGGGTTAAGATATAGATATGATGGTCCTCCTACCGTTACAAGTGTCAGACCTAACAGATCAAATGTTCAATGTAAATTTGTCGCTTGTCTCGATGGGGACTAGAATGTACTTAAAATTAAATTAAAACAATGGCTGGCTTTTATTCTGGTAAAGAAGGCGAATTACTGATGAATGGGAACAAAGTTGCTAAAGTCAGATCATGGTCTTTTACTTTCAACCAAGCAGTATTAGAAACTGTTTCATTAGAAGATACTGATAGAACAATAATTCATGGCACTAGAAGTTATACAGGTAGTGCAAGTGTTTATTATTATCAAGATGTAGCTGGAGGTGGTGCTGGTCAGCTTAGTTCATTAATAAGTGACATCATAAAAGTTCAGAGTGCTTCTGGCGATGGTGCTAATGCAGAAAGCAGTTCCATGACATTTAAATTAAAAATAAAAGATGGTTCTACTGCTGGTAGATTTATCGAATTTCAAGCAATACCGACAAGTTTTTCTATTACAAGTGCAGTAGGAGAAGTAACAGCAGCAGATATTAGTTTTGAAGTTAATGGAGCACCTACTAGCCTTGCTTTATAAATGGCTATATATTTTGGATCGACAGGTTTTATTGAGTTAAAACGTGATGCTTTAAATTCTCAAATAGGAACATCATTAAACCCTGCTGATGTAAATACAACTAAAAAAAGATTTTCTGTTGAAAATATTAATGGATCATTAATTACTGGAGATCAAGTTGAAATAGAAACTGTTGACGGAAGTAATTTAGAATTATTAGATAATCATAGTTTTCCTGACCTTCGTAAATTTATCCATATTGATGATATGGGTGGTATTAGATTATATAATACTTTTGCAACGGCATTAGCTGGTGAAGTAACAGATGCACTTACATTAACAGCACCATCTTCTACAAAAGATATATTAATACGCACCAGAAATACTAGATTTAGACCTCTTGCAAAGATTACCGAATTTGAAATTACAACAACAAGAGATACTGTTGATGTTACAAATTTAGGAGAAGAATTTAGACAACAGTATGAAAATGGTCTTATATCAGGACAGGGAACAATTCAAACAATATGGCAACATAGAAATTTTCAAAATGATACTCCTGATTTTAGTAGCCCAGAATTTCCTGTCTACTTAAGTCAATTATTGGTACGAGTGCAACAGGGAGCAGATTTTGAAGGAAGATTTTATGTTTATCACGATCCAGGTCAATCTACCAATAGTGTTTGGTATCAATCAATGTGCGTTGTTACCAATGTAGCTATCAGTGTACCTGCAAGTGGTCTGGTGGAAGCACGAATAGAATTTGTAACTAATGGTGAGATCAGACTACATAATGGAGTTCCACCATCATTCTTATTGCAAGAAAACAGTGATAAGATATTGCAAGAGGATGGAGATGGTATTTTACTTGAAGATCCTTAAAATAAGATTTATGATGTACTTAAAAGCGACTTGACATGGCTGATCTACAAATTACGCAATTACCAGAATTAGGTTCAGCCCAACTACAAGCAGCAGATCCGATTGCGGTTGCTGATGTAAGTGCAACAGAGACGAAAAAAATAACTGCAAAAAACTTTGTACAAGGTGCTTTTGGATTGGTAGATGCAGCATCAATACCAGCTACAGCACTTAGTTATCCATTAACAGCAGGTCAAATTGTTACTGCAACTTTAGCTGATAGTGCAGTCACTAACGACAAAATAACAGATGCAACTATAACTGGTGCAAAATTAGTAAATGATACGATTACAGCTACTCAAATAGCAGCAAACGCTATTACTTCCAGTGAGCTTGCGGATAATGCGGTAGATACAGCAGCAATAACAAACTTAAATGTAACTGAAGGTAAATTAGCTGCGGGATCAGTAACTGTTACAAAAATCGCTGACAGTACAGTTACTTTTGCTAAAACTAATTTCAGTGATGGCGACATCCCTGGTGCGAAATTAACATCTGCTTCTGTAACTTCAACTCAACTTGCTAATAATTCTGTTACTGCAAATGAATTAGCAGATAATGCAGTAGATACTGCTGCTATTGCCAACACTGCTGTAACAGGTGCAAAGATTGCTTCTGATACAATCACTGCTGGTCATATTGCTGCCAATGCCATTGGAGCGTCCGAACTTGCTGATAACGCAGTAGATAGTGCAGCTATCTCAGCTAACGCTGTTACTACTGCCAAAATTTTAAACTTAAATATAACAACTGACAAAATAGCAAATGACGCTATAACTGCTGCAAAAATTCTTGATAATACGATAAGTAATAGCAAAATGGTGAATGATTCTATTACTTCGGCAGAATTAGCAGCTAATGCTGTTGATACAGCTTCGATTGCAACTTCTGCTGTTACTGACGCAAAGATAGCATCAGGAATTGCAGGTACAAAAATAACAGATGGAACTATAACAGCAGCCAAATTAAATACAGCAAATATTGACAGGTCATTAAATGTAGCATCGGGTAATTTAGGAATAAATAATGCGGTTACGGGCGGAGCTTCTGCAAGAAATGGTATTACTTACAATGCACAAGGATTAATAACAGCTACAGCAGCATTAGTTGCAAGTGATATACCAGAAGCTACAGCGTCAGCAGTCGGAGGTGTAAGCGTACCATCTACAGGCGGTTTGGCTGTTACAGCAGCAGGTGCATTATCAATAAATAATACTGTCACTGGTGCAACGAGATCAGGTATTACTTTTAACGACCAAGGATTAATAACGTCAACGGCTGCTTTAGCAGCAGGTGATTTACCTTTAGCTACTGCATCTACAGTTGGTGCTGTATCAATACCAGTTGCTTCTGCTCCTTTAGCAATTTCAGGTACAGGTGTTCTATCTATAGCAAATAGTGGTGTAACCGCAGGTACATATCAGAAAGTTACGGTATCGGCTCAAGGTATTGTTACTGCTGGAACAACTCTTGCTGCTGGTGATATTCCTGATTTAGCAACTACAAAGATTACAACAGGTACTTTTGGTACGAACTTCTTAGCTAATGACTCCATCACAATGGATAAATTGGCAAACTTATCTACTGGATTTATACAGGAAGCATCACCTGATATATCTGATCTACCTACTGGTGTTTTTTGGTTACAGGAATCTACAGGACAACTAAGAATATTTAACGGTAACAGTTTCTTCTCTGTTGGTTTTGGACGTTTAGCAGAAGAAAACCTTAGATTCTGCGGAACATTTAATGCTAGTAACGGAACAATAACTACACTTACAGCTTTTGGAACGTCAGCAGGTTTCACTGTAAACAACGCAATACCAGCAGGTACATCAGTATTAACTGGTGCTTACTTTGTATGCGTAACACCTGGAAATGGAACAGCAGTTGTACCTAATACCAGTTTTGATGCTGGTGATTGGTGTTTATGCATGGGTCCTGATAATTGGGATAGGATTGATACTTTATCTGGACCTGGTAGTGTTTCTAGTTTAGATGACCTTTCTGATGTTTCATTAAGCAGCCCTCAAACAGGTCAGATATTAGTACTACAGGCAAGTGGTTCTTTTGAAAATGTTTCTGTACTAAGTGGAGGAACTTACTAAATTGATGTATCCTTTAATTAAGTCAAGGTAAACTATGGCAATTCAAATTAAATTAAAGAATAGTGTTGTACAGGATAGTACCCCAAGTACATCTGATTTACCTGCTGTCGGTGAAATAGCACTTAATGCAAATATAAATAGTATCGGTGGCTTTATGCGAGCCAGTGATAATACGATTGTAAAAATATTTGGTCCAGGAAGTTTATCAACACCTACTGCTACAACTACAGTTTCGGGTATATCTGAACTTGCTACTAATGCTGAAACAACAACTGGAACAGCTACAAATAGAGTTGTAACCCCTGCTGGTTTAAATGCAGTAACAGTAGCAGAACGTGCCACATCAAATACTAATTATGTAGCAAAAGCTGGTAGTACTTTGACAGGTGTATTGACCATGCCTAATGGTTCTAATTCAGCACCTGCTATAAACTTTGGAGATAGCGACAGTGGAATATTTGGTGGAACGAATACTGTCAGCTTGGCTGCTGGAGGAACAACAAGATTAACTGCTGATACTGGAGTTAGTGTTGTTGGTACTTTATCTGTTACTGGAGCTATAACTTCTACAAGTGATTTAACTATTGCAGATAAGATAATTCATGCTGGCGATACTAATACTGCTGTAAGATTCCCTGCTGCTGATACTGTTTCCGTTGAAACTGGTGGCAGTGAAGCTATAAGAGTTGATAGCTCGCAGCGTTTGCTCGTTGGTACGTCAGTTAAAAGAAGTCCAGCGGGAATAAGTGCTAAATTACAGGTTGAAGGTACAACTGCTGACGCTTCATCAATGTCATTGACAAGAAACTCAGCAGATAATGGTGGTTGTCGTTTTCTGTTTAATAAATCTAGAGGTGCTTCTAACGGGTCTGATGTTGTTGTTCAAGATGGAGACACATTAGGTCAAATAGTGTTTTGTGCTAATGATGGAACAGACTCAGATAATATCGCAGCTAGTATTTCTAGCAGTATAAATGGTACACCTGGAGCTAATGATACACCTGGTCAATTAGTATTTAGCACAACGGCTGATGGTGCTAATTCTACTACGACAAGATTAACAATAGACAGTGCAGGTTTGGTAAAGATACCTGATAACGGCAAGTTTGTAGCTGGTGCGGGTAATGACTTACAAATTTATCACGATGGAAGCAATAGCTATATAAAAGACGATGGTACAGGTGCTGTAATTTTACAAACTAATAAACTAGAAATTAAAAATACGGCTGCTGGCGAAGATTTAGCTAAGTTTACTCAAAATGCAGCAGTAGAACTCTACTACGACAACGTTAAAAAGTTTGAGACACTAGCTGATGGAGTTTTAGTAACAGGAAAAGTAGCTGCTACTGGTGATTTAGCCCTTACCTCATCTGATGGTCAGAAAATAAGAATTGGAGTTAGTAATGACCTAGAAATTCTTCATAATGGTACCAACACTTTTCTCGACAATAATACAGGTGACATCTATTTCAGAAATACTGCTACTAACGGAGATTGTATTATCCAAGCTGGTGCTGGTGGTCATATTTATCTACGACCTAATACTGGCGAAAATGGTGTTATAGCATACACAAACGGAGCCGTAGAGCTATATTACGACAACAGTAAAAAGTTAGAGACTACAAGCACTGGAATATCAATTACAGGAAATATAGTTGGAAGTAATCATTTAGAATTGGGTGATGGTAAAGAAGTTAGATTAGGTGCTAGCCAAGACTTTCAAATATACCATGATGGTACTTTTAACTATCTTGAATCACATAATGATAGAGAAATTCATGTTAATGCGTTTACAGGTGGTGCTGCTGAAAATATGGCAAAGTTTAAGCCAAACGGAGCAGTAGAGTTATACCACAACAATAGTAAAAAGTTAGAAACTACAAGTGCTGGAGCTACTGTTACAGGTACATTAACAGCTACATCATTTAGTGGTGACGGCTCAAACTTAACAGGCGTTTCTTCTGTTGGTGGTAATACAGGTGTTAAATTTAATGATGATGTAAATATTACTTTAGGTACTGGTAACGATACTTTAATACGTCATGTAGCTGGTTCGCATACTGAAATAAACCATGTTGGATCGGGAGATTTAATTTTAGAAACCGTTAATGGTGGTGATGACATCATGTTGGATTCTAATGACGATATATTTTTAAATCATGCTGGCGAATCTATGATCGTCTGTAGAAGTGACGCACAAGTAGAGTTATATTACGATGCTACATTACGACTTGCGACCCAAAGTTGGGGTGTTCAATTTTACGGAGATTTAGAAAACAATAGTGATAGTACCAGGATAAAACTTGGTGCAGGAGATGATCTACAAATTTATCACGATGGATCGGACAGTTTTATAAAAGATGCTGGTACAGGCGGTCTAATTATAAATTCAAATGCTTTTTTTCTTAATAACGCTGGTCAAACTGAAAACATGATAAAAGCTACTGAAAATGGAGCAGTAGAACTTTATTATGACCACAGTAAAAAGTTAGAAACTATAAGTAATGGGGTTCAAGTAACTGGTAGATATGCTTTTAATGGTAGTAATTATATAGACTGCAATACTACAGCTAATACAATGGAGTTTTTTGCTGGTGGCAGTCAAGTCGGTGAGTTTAACAGTAATGCTTTTACATTCTTAGATAGTAAAGAAGCTAGATTTGGAAATGGTAATGATTTAAAAATTTATCACGATGGTGCAAACTCATTTATCACTAATGCTACCAATGATTTAACAATTAATAGTACTGGAGATGATTTAATTCTTAAAGCCGCAGATGATGCGGTAATACAAGTACAAGGTAGTGAAAATGCTGTTCTCTGTAATGGTAATGGAGGCGTAGAGCTATATCACGACAACAGTAAAAAGTTTGAAACCCATGCTAATGGAACAAAAGTATCTGGAGTATTAGGAGTTGGACTTGACCCTCAATCAACCAATAACTCAACGTATGTAGTTCAAGGTAAAGCTTCTAGTCAATGTTTATTCATTGCTTTCCGTACTGAAGATGGTACTAGCACAAGTAATAACGGAATGTTAATGGGTCTTGATGGTAACTATCATTATTTAATTGGAAGAGAAAATAGACCTTTACGTTTTGGAGCTAATAATGTTCAAAGTACAGAAATAGATACTAACGGTCATCTTAGACCAACAGCAAACAACACATACGATTTAGGTACATCATCTTCACGTTGGAGAAACGTCTACACCAATGACCTTAATTTATCTAACGAAGGCGGTGCTAATGACGTTGACGGAACCTGGGGAAGTTATACTATACAAGAGGGTGCAGAGGATCTTTACTTGATTAACAAACGATCTGGCAAGAAATATAAGTTCAACCTAACGGAGGTAGCGTAATGGCCATATATTTTAGTGATGAAGCACAGACAAGAGCAGCACACGTTGTTAACTTTTCTAGTCACCATTATCAATTAAGACGGCAACTGTCTAATAATGGTACGACTGAAATGATGTTTGCAGATTTTGGTAATTATAACAAAAAAGAAAGTGGTAGTATTCTTGCTTTTGTAGGATACCTTTATGGCAGAAATGACCAAAGTGATTTTAGTAACGTAGATGTAAAAATAGGAGCTTCATTTGATGCGAGTTCATTTGTAGTTAGTGGCGGAACAAGAGCAGATGAGGGGGCTGGAACTTACACACACGTTGCTGCAAACGGATCAAAACTTTTAATGTTATGTGGACAAATTACAGGTTATACGACTACAGGTAACTCAACTCTTATAGCTACTTATAGATCCGGTTCAAGTGGAGGTGGTAGGCCTTTTGCTTTAATTAATCCTAACAATCCTGATAGCGGCCATATTAACAACAATTACCGTGGCTCTAGAATAAACATTTGGGAGATTTTATTATGAAATACGAAAGCACTTTTTTATCTGCTGTTGAAAATCTTTGTGGTGGACCTTACTTTAGTTTAGTAGGTGATGAAGATACATATGAAAACATTACACATTGGTATGTAGGAAATGGAAATCTTACTGACTCAAGCAAGATTCCAACTAAAGCTGAAGTAGAAGCAGAAGTTGCAAGAATTAAAAATGAAGAAGTCTACAAGAGACAAAGGACAGGGCAGGAGGTAGATGGTGTTGTTACCACAGATACGATATATCCTCCTGTAGAAGATCAACTCGACTATATATATCATCACGGTATAGCTAAGTGGAAAACAGATATAGTAGATCCTGTAAAAGCAAAATACCCTAAACCTAGTTAAGTATTGACCGTATTGCCGTTATACGTTCCAACAGCTACACTTTGAATTAATTACAAAAATTTTATGTCAAAACTATCTGACAGATGCGAAGAGCGTAAAAATGAAGCACAGGCTCTTGCTGATAAGTTTAATGCTCTTGCTGAAGAAGGTAAGAAGATAGAAAACGAAAAAGCACAAGTTCTTGAGCAGTTCAACATTAAAAATTCTCAATATGCAGAATTAGTTGCATTAGTACAAGAAGAAGAAGGAGTAAAAGAAACTACGAGCGAAGTCGTAGAATAAGGTTAAACTATTAATAAAAGCATTTTTTATCATGGCTATTACTTACACATGGGAAATCAATGGCACTGCTTGTAAAAGAGATGTTGCTGATGGTTACTTTACAAACGTTGTCTATCGAGTAAAAGGAATGGACGGCACAGAAGAAAAGGCAAGACGTACAGGTGAAATAACCTACGTTAAACCTGAGTCATTACCTTCTGGGTTTATTGCTTTTGACGAATCCAAAAAAACTCCAGACAGTGCAACCATGATAACTTGGGTTAAAGATGCACTTGGAACGGATGCTGTTACTGCTCTTGAAGCTGGATTAAAAGCAGAAATAGATTTAATTAACACACCAGTACAAGCAACAGGTGTTGCCTTTTAATTATGGCTACTGTTACCTGGGCACTGGCTAACGTTGATTACGATATGGAGGATGGCTTTTGTCATACTGCACACTGGACTGTAACCAGAGTTGATGGAGATTATTCTGCGTCATCTTATGGTAGCTGTGCATTGACCAAGCCTGAATCTCTAACAAGTAGAACAGATCTAAAAACAGCAGATATTATTGCTGATGTAAAATCTGTCCTTGGAACGGATAGAGTTGATGAGATTTTAACTGGTCTAACTCTGAAAATTAGTGAAGAAAAAACTCCTACACAGGGAAGTTTCGTACCAGCTAGTTAGTTTTATCTGTTAGCTGTCTTGTCATAAACCCTGATATTAAATATAGAGGGGCTATAGTTGGTATTATCATCAGCATTAGTATAATAAGGCTATGACTTATTGCACGGAGGACAGCTTCACGAATCATGTTTCAAAAAATAGCTAATGTTTTGAGTATCATCTCATTTGTAATGGTAGCTTCAATGAGTGGTGGAGCGTACTTTGGTTACAAGTATGTAACTTCAGAACAATTCAAAGCAAAAGTAATGAATGAGATTCTTGCAAACGTATCAGGAATGATGCCTAAGATGTTAGATAAGGGTCTACCTAAAGTTACTGGTCCATCTATGCCGATTATTAAATGAATTGCTGGCACTGTAAAACTGAACTTATCTGGGGCGGAGATCATAGTTTAGATGGTGACGATCATCCTTTAAGGTCTGGAGAATACAGTATGATAACCAACTTATCCTGTCCTAAATGTCATTCTTTTGTAGAAGTTTATTTACCAAGAGATGCCTACGATTGAGATACCTCGTTTTGAAATACATAAAATCGAGATTCACAAGATACCGATATGGAAAACTGATGTATTAATCTTAGATAAAATTCATAAACCTGTAGTTGATATTCCTGCTTGTGTAAGAGTACATAGAAACAATCTCACAAGTCTTATTGATAGTGATAAAGATCAATATGGCACATATACAGAATGTGGTAATTTTAGTATTCCTAGCTATGAACCTTTAGAGTACAACCCTAGCAAATTTGTATATACACAACCAGAAACCCCTAGGAATCAGGAAGAAGATTTTGTAGAACCTAAAAAAGAATCCTCAAAATACGAACCAGTTAATGATAAAGATGATCTACTTTTTATTGAATGTCCTGGAAAAAAAGATCAACGAGTAGGGGACTTTCGTAACGAAAAAAGATTAGAGCGTGTTATTGGGCATAAAAGAAGCGAAGATGGTAGTGAATGTATAACTCTCTATGAAGACGTTAAATTCATCGAGCAATACATACCGAATCCT